CATCGGGGTCGGCAAGCCGGGGCCGCTGATAATGCCCCCCATGGACAGCACCATCATCATCAAGTTCGGCCGCGGCGGGCGGGTGGACGAGCATACGTTGCGGTTTGCCGACTATCGGCGCACCCAAAGCAAGGTGGAGATACGCGGGCCGTGCCAGTCGGCCTGCACGATCGTGCTGGCCTATGTCGGGCCGGAACTCCTTTGCGTCGCGCCGGGTGGATACATGGCGTTCCACCAGGTGCGCTCGGCGGAAAGGGGCGAGGGAATGCCGCTGGAGACCCGGTTCCTCTATTCGATCTACCCGGAGCCGGTCCGCGATTGGATCGACCGCCACGGCGGCTGGCAAAAGCTGCCGCTCAACGGCTTCTGGACAATGTACGACCGCGACCTGTGGGCGGCGGGCTACCCGAAATGCTTGTAGGTCACGAAGGAGGCGGCGATGGCTGATGGATACGATCCGCGCATGCTGCAGATGGCCCGCATGGGCGTCGGCATGATGGCGCCGCAGCCCTCGCCGTTCGATCGCACCGCCCCGCAGCGCCCCATGCAATGGTGGGAGCAGCCAATGCCGATGGGGAAATCAGGGGGGGCGCAATCTCCCCAGGATGATCCATCCAAGCCGGATGACCCCAACGCGCCCAAAAAGCCGCCCAGCATGTTCGACATGATGATGGGCCTCGGCAGGATGACGCGGCCCGAATACGACAAGGCGATCGCCGGCAGCCCGCCCGGCCAGCAGCAGGGCATGGCCATGGTCAGCCCGTGGGCGTGGCTCGGCAGCATGGGCATGCCCGGCGGTGCCGGCTGGGGTGGAGGCAAATCATGACGGACACCTATTCGACCGAAGAAATGGCCCCGGGCGACGCCACCGAGCCGGGCGAAATGTCCGAGCCGGGCGAGGGCAAGCAGCCGCAGGAGGCCGTGAGCTACCGCGCCGGCACGCCGCTCAAGAATTGCGGGCTGTGCGAGCATTTCGAGGGCGTGCCCGGCAAGGCGCCCGATGGCTGCGAGGCCGTCGACGGCACCATCAGCCCGTTCGGCTACTGCGACATCTATGTGAAGCAGGCGAACCCGTTCGGCGACCAGCACCAGTACAGGATGCAGGGCGGCCAGGTTGTGCAGGCACCCACGGCAGCGCCGATGCGGATCGGCAAGCAGACGTATGAATGAACGCGACGAGTTCGAGCGCACCTGGCCGTGGCTGGATGCATCGCTCGCCTCGTTCGGTCGGACCCACGGCAAGCAGCACATCTGGGACCGGATCGCCGCGGGCGGCGCCAAGCTGTGGCCGGCCGAGCACGGCGTCATCCTAACCAATATTGTCCGGCATCCGATCGGCTATCGCAGCCTGAACGTCTGGCTGCAGGGCGGCGAGCTCGAGGCGCTGCTGCCGATGCACCCCGAGGTCGAGCAATTCGCGCTTGAGCACAAGTGCGCGCGGTTGACCGGCGGCGGCCGCGAAGGCTGGCTGCGGGTGCTCGACGGCTGGCAGAAAACCTACACCCATCGTGAGAAATGGCTGGTCGAGCCGCCACCGCATTTGAGGGCCACGAAATGAAACATTGGTCCGCCGAATTCCAACCCCGGTCGTTGTGCAGTTTCGCGGGGCCTGGCGGCGATGGCGACAGCGGCGGCGATCAGGGCGGCGGCGGCTTTGATGGCGGCTACACTGGTGGCGGCGGCGATTTCTTCGGCAGCGACGACGGCGGCTACTACGGCACCAACGACAGCGGCAGTTTTGTCGGCGGCGACACGGCCCCTGCTGCCACCGGCGGCGATAGCTGGACCGGCAGCGAGAGCGGCGCCTCGCAATTCGCCAGCAGCGACGGCGGCGGTGGGTTCTTCGGCGGTGACACCGGCGGTGGCGGTGGCTTTATCGGTGGCGGTGACACCGGCGGCGGCGGCTTCAACTACAGCGGCAGCGAAGGCGGTTACATCGGCCCCAACAGCGATTTCGGCTATTCCCCCGGCGATAGCTGGGGCCCCACCGGGGGCGTCGATTATGCCGGCAGCGGGGGCTTCGGTTATGGCCCCGGCCCTGCTGGCAACATGGGGTTCGGCAACGCCATGGGCCAGCCCGGCTGGGCCACCAGCGATTTTGGCACTTATGGCACCGGCGGTCCCACCGGCACCGGCTTCGGGCAGGGCGCACAGGGCGCCACGATCGGCGGGCCTCAAGCCTACGGTTCTCCGGCCGCCAGCGCCGGCATCAATGGCTTTCCTGGGTCGCAGCAATTCGGCGATCCGCAGGCGGCAATGATGGCTGGCCAGGAGTTGGGCGAGCAGGGCAAGGCTGGCTCCAATGCTTGGATTGGCGGCCCGACGACCGTGCAACAGGGCGAGGCCCTCAATCCATCGCTGTTCGGCCCGGAGGTGACTTCGCCCGACCGGGTTGCTGATCCCAACGACCGCACCGAGGTTGACCCGTCCACCGTGTTCGGCCCCGCGGTCACCGCCCAGGCCGGCTGGTTCGGCCCCAGCCAGGCGCAGGCCGGTCAGAACATGACCAATCAGGGCGTCATTGATGCGGCCAACATGGCGAACGCCTTCGCGAGAACAGGCGATGATATGACGGCCTATATGGCCGCCACCAATCCCGGCCTGATGGAGGCGCTCAACAACGCCGCCATGCAGATGAGTGCCGCGCCGCTGGTCGGGCCCGGCCAGGTAGGCCCCAACATGACCGGCTTTGAGCAAGCCACCCCCGGCGCGCAGCAGGGGTTCCAGACCGGTGGCGGGCCGTTCGGCGGCACGCAAGGCGCCTTCAGCGGACAGCCGTCGCTCGGTAACGAGCAGGCGCAGGGTAAGGGCGACTACCTCAACCCGAGCGGCCGTGCTGATGTGCAGCAGACAAACCCGAATTTCGATCAAATCGGCCCGATGGTGACCCAGCAGGGCTACCAGCAGCTGGCGGCCGAAATGAACGCGCAGCTGCCGCAGACTACTCCGACCGTCCAAGGCGAGCAGCAGGAGCAAGCAACCCCGCAGCAGATACAGCAGGGATACCAGACGCTCGCCGACCAGATGACGCAGTTGGCGACCGACTTCGGCCCGAATTACGGGCCGCAGGCTCCCGGCCTAGCCCAACCCGGCCAACTCGGGCCTGAAATGGGGATGACCAATCCGACCGTAACTCCCGGCCAGCAGCAATTCGGGGATGCCATCCCCGGCACGCAGTTTGCCGCGCCCTCACGCGGGTCAGATCAGGCGCCGCCATGGATGGAGGGGGAGCGTGGCCCTATCGAGCAGCAGATGGAAACCATCGGCCTGCGACCGGGCGAGGACGTTATCAGTTCGTTGTTCCCCGCAACGCTCGGCGTCGGCCGCGAGGCGGCGCCGCTCGGGCTGTGGAGCATGCAGAACGAGCCCGCCGGCCGGCCAGGTGGAAGCCCCACCGGCAACCCCAGCCAAGCCGGCTTTGGCCCGTTCGGCCCCGGCGGCGGGCGCCCCGGCGGCGACACCAGCGGGCGGCCCGGCTTGTCGATCACGGTTGGCGGCAACCAGCAGGCCAGCGGCAGACCGGGCGGCGGCTACTACCAGACCGGCGGCGCCGGCATTGCGCCCGGCGCCAAGGGCGCGGAATACGGCGGCGCCTACGGCGTCAACTCGCCCGGCCGGCCTGGCAGCGGCGCATTTGGCGGCGACTTCCGCCAGGGCGGCGGCGGTGGCGCGTACTTCTACGATCCAGCTACCGGCCAATACTTTGTAAGATAGGAGCGCGCCATGCCATTTCGCGGCGGACCGCCACCGGAATTAGGGATTGGGGGAATAGGGGGGGCGCAATCTCCTCAGGTGCCGGGCCTGCTGCAGATGGCGCAGGCAGCAATGGGCGGCGACGGCCGAGGCGGCGGCCCGATGGGGCAACAGTACGAGAATGCGTGGGACAACCCGGCCAACTGGGGGCCGCCCCCGCCCATGGACCCAAGGCTAAACAAGGATAATTTTCTGCAACAGCAGGGTTACTTTCCCGGCGTGTTCCAGCAAGGTCGCCCCCAGACCGGGAAATTCTTCAGCATGGATGACTACCTCGGGCAGTATTACGACAAGTTCGGCATGCAGCGGCCGGAAGTGATGGAGGGCGGGCAGTCAAACCGGCACATCAACACCCTCAACCCGGCCATGCTCGGGGGCGCGCGCGGACCCGCTGAGCAAGGTAGCTTCATGTATCTCGGGCACCAGATCAGCCCAACCAAGCTGTACTACGATCTACACCGTCCGGTCAGCGATCCGATTACTGCTGGCAGCATCCATTACGCCAAGCAGTTCGGGCCAAGTCAGACTGCGTGGTCCACGACGGGGGAACTTGGCTTGCCAGGGCAGCTTGAGCCGTTCGCGACCCAGTGGGGCGCTGGCGGCCCCGGCTAGCGGATAGGAGCGAACCATGCCCGCACGCAAGCGACCTCCAAACGGGGCCAATTGGCACCCCGAGCAAGTGCGTGCCCGAATTCGAGCGACGGAACTGATCAACCGGCTGCAGAGCCATATCTTCGACGGCCTGGAATTGAGCCTGAGCCAAGTGCGCGCGATCGAAATCCTGCTCAGGAAATGCATCCCCGACCTGTCCACCACCACGATCAATGCTGACATCAACGTGAGATACGTCGCACATCTGCCCGAGCCGATCTCACGCGAAGCGTGGCTGCAAAAATACGGTGGCGACTACCTCGATCCGGCGAAGACAATAGAAGGCACCACGAATGGGAGTGGCACCAAGCTACAGTGAACCTATCGAGCGTGTGCTCTGGTCGCCGGGCTCTAACTTTGCACAATGGTCACTTATTCAGTGTGATGTGTTCGAAATCTTCTTCGGCGGCGCTCGCGGCGGCGGGAAATCCGACGCGATGCTTGGCGATTGGATGGACCACGCCGATCGCTACGGCGAGAACGCCTCCGGCCTGATGATCCGTCGAACCTACGTGGAACTCGCCGACATAATCGAACGCTCACGTGTGCTATTTCGACCGCTAGGCTGGGTCTATAACGAAACCGAAAAGACTTGGCGCGATCCCAAGGGCGCACGGCTGAAATTCGCCTATCTCGACCGCGACAGCGACGCAGAAGGCTATCAAGGCCACAGCTACACAAAACTTTATGTTGAGGAAGCCGGTAATTTCCCGTCACCGGCACCGATCTTCAAACTGTTTGCCACGCTGCGCTCCGGTGCTGGCGTGCCGGTGACGGTGCGGTTGACCGGCAACCCCGGCGGCCCGGGACACCAATGGGTGCGCGCACGCTATGTCGATCCGGCGCCGCTCGGAAATCGCATCATCCGCGATCCAGGGACCGGGCTGGAACGGATTTATATTCCGTCGCGTGTGGCCAATAACCCGCATATCGACGTGGAGGCGTACACGCAGCGGCTGCGCGCTGTCGGTAGCAAGGAATTAGTCGCGGCGTGGCTCGAAGGTGATTGGTCCGTCACCATGGGCGCGTTCTTCGATGAGTGGAACCTCGCCCGGCACGTCATCCGGCCGTTCGAGATACCGAAAGATTGGATGCGCTTTCGCTCGATGGATTGGGGCTCTGCGGCGCCGTTCTCGGTGCAGTGGTGGGCTGTGGTATCGGACGATTACGAGGTGGAGGGCCACCATCTGCCGCGCGGTTGCATGGTGCTGTATCGCAGTTGGTACGGAATGAAACCCGGGCAACCCAATGTCGGGCTCAAACTGCACGCCGCCGAGGTAGGCAGAGGAATTTACGAGCGCGAAAAGGACGAAGAAATATCCTACGGCGTGCTTGATCCCTCGGCCTTTGCCGAGGACGGCGGCCCGTCGATCGCCGAGGCCATGGGCACCGGCAGCAACGGCAAAGTATGGTTCAAGCGCGCCGACAACAGGCGGGTGCGCCATGGCCAGCAGATCAGCGGCTGGGATCAGATGCGCTCGCGGTTGGTCGGCAACGCCGATGGTCATGCGATGCTAGTGGTGTTCTCAACGTGTGTTGATTTCATCCGCACCGTGCCGTTCATGCAGCACGATCCCGACCGGCCAGAAGACGTGATGAGCGACAGCGAGGACCACGAGGCCGATTGTTGCCGCTATGCCTGCATGTCGCGGCCGTATGCGCGCGTGAAGGAAACACCGAAGCCGCAGGACATCAGCGGCTATGCGCCGCTCAAGCCGGGCGGCGAGCAGCCGGGAGACTGGCGTCAATACTAGAGGTTGTAATATGCTCACAGTAGAGCGATTGCGCGAAGTCTTGAGCTACGACCCGGAAACCGGCGTTTTCACATGGTTGAAAACATTGGCGTGGCGCGCGCCGGCTGGAACGATAGCCGGTGTGATCGGTGGACACACTCGGCGCCCCTATCTCTGCATCGGTATCGACCGCAAGCGATATCACGCCGGGCCGCTTGCTTGGTTCTATGTTCATGGGGAGTGGCCAAAGGGACTTATTGACCATTGCGACGGCGATCCGCTGAATAATCGCTTGGCCAATTTACGCGAAGCGAGCGACAGCCAAAACCAAGGCAATCGGCGGCTCAATAAAAACAGCACATCAGGATTTAAGGGCGTCTATTTCGATAAATCGAGCGGTCGATGGGCCGCGAATATCTTGAAAGATCGCCAGAAGTTTTGGCTTGGTTGCCACGATACCCCGGAGCAAGCGCACGCCGCTTACTGCGAAGCAGCGCAGCGCATTCACGGCGAATTTGCGCGCTTAGATTAAGCGGTAGGCCCCTACTCGCTGCATCACGTTACCGGGCTCTCCCATCCTGGGTAAGTAGGGCGCTTCGGATGGGCGGTTGAGTGCCTAACGTTGTCAAGCCATGACTGCCTACCAACAAAGAGAGTAGCCCATGCCCATGCCCATGCAAGGCCCGTCCGTTGAGGAGAAATTCTCGGCCTTCATGGGCACGCTCTCGCCCGACGAGCAGCGCGCGGTTGTGCCGCTGATGGCAACATTCATCAACACACTGTCCGGGCCGCAGCAGGGCGCGGGACCGGACGACATGGCGCCGCCTT